AGGATTTGATGAACTCATGTTGTGTAACCTTGACTTACAAATAGTGTACCTTCTAAATAATACATTTTATCTCCACTAGGATCTGTTAACAAAACATCATATCTAAGTATATTGACAGAAAAGTTAGCAGTATCAGTATCACTTAATTTTAAATCCACTGTTCCATTAACTCTATCGGTGTAAGTAACAGAAAAGTCAGCAAATTTTGTACTGCGATCATCGTTCCAAACCTGTGCTGCAACCGTAAATCCAGTGATATTAACAGCAGTACCATTAGCATCCTTAAATATAAGACGCATGGGAAAGTCTGCTCTTCGTTGGATCGTAAAGTTCTTAACAGCAGTTTTTACAGTCATTACTTAGCCTCAAGAGCAGCCACTTTAGCTTCTAATGTCTCTATTTTAGCAACTGACTCCTGTAATGCTTTCATTAAATAAACAACCATTCCCGAAGGGTTAAACATATATTTACCTTTATCATTTTGTGGATATGCTTCTGGAAAACTATCTACTAATTCTTGAGCTATAAAACCTTTATTTTTCTCTGCTGTATTATCTTCACTTATATAATTATATTTTTGTGGATTTAAATTTTTAAATAAATCTAAAGTATTCTCATCCCAACTTTCAAAATTCTTTTTTAATGTTCTATCAGAAACATTTGTGTTGAAATTTGTAGTAGTGCCAGTAGTTGTATTTATAGCACCACAAAAAGTATTATGTGAAAAAAATTCAACAAGATTTCCTGTAGCGTATGGATTTAAACGCTTTATAAACAAAGGTGTACCCCAACCAATGTCATCTTTTACTAAAGCTAAACCATTAAATTTATTGTTATTAAAAAAAAATGCAGCACCAGCAGTTGTTAAAGCAGTATTAATTGATGTTCCACGAGTAGTTAAACTTCCATCAGATAAAAAAGTCCATCTTTCTGTACCAGCCGTAGATATAGCTAACTCATTAGCAGCACTTCTAAATAATCCAGTATCAGTATCATTATCAAAACCTATAGCTGGTGCGATTGCAGTACCACCATCATCAACCTTTAGCTGACCTGTCATCGTTCCACCCGCTTTAGGTAGTAACCCTAAATTAGTATCTAATACATTGCCTATTTCAACAAAACCTGTATTAGTAGGATGTTTGATTTTTAATAAAGATTCACCAGACGATTCATTGGTGGTATCTATGTGCATTTGATAGCCAGTAGTATTAGTTGCACCACTAGGATCTCCAAAGCCACTATTAACAGTCCTTAAAGCTTCTAAAACATCTTTAATTGCCGTTCTAACTTGCAATCCTGTTCCGTTATCAGGTGAAAAATTACTTGCAGTTTCCTTATTTGTTGAATTAACTCTTACCATTTAACTAAGATCCTTTTCCATATCCTACCGCTTGAAACGTAAATTTCACATTTACAGGAGATCCTGATGCATCTGTAAATAATACTGTAAAGCCTGTTCCGCTTATATTAGACAAAGCAAAAGACACTCCTGAAGACATATCTTCAGGTGCTATTGATATTGAAGGTAGGAAAGTAGTTGTTGATCCTCCTATATTGGTCGTACCAGTGAAAAATCTATTAGCAAATACAACATCTTTTCCAGAAGCACTTGTTGTTGATTGTTGAGCTTCAGATTTTACAGTTCCTCCTACACCACCATCTTGATATTTATTTTCAGTTCTTGCTGGTAGAAAAGCGTCAAAACCTAATTCTTTTATTTTCATATTTTCATTAGCATCAACAGAAATAATTTCACTTTCAAATTTAAAATATCTACCTACAAATAAACCATTAAATAATGGTTGGGATGTTGAATATGTGACATTATCATCAGACGTTTGTATTTTCAATAAGGATTTAATAGTTTCAGAACCTTCTCCATCAAAATTTTCTAGCTGATCAACATTTACAATTGAATCAAATAAACCTGATACAAAAAAACCTGCTGAATCTATATGTCTTTGAAATCTTACATTAGTATATTTGGCTTCTAAATCAAAAACAGAGGCAAATTCGTAAGTACCCGTTAAAGATGTTGCGGGGTTAGTTAATAAAAGTTCATTAGATACAACTTGTAAATGATTGCTTGGCTTGTTACCACTAAATGATGGATTTTCACGTTGTTCCTTTATTAATAATTCATCTTGTATTTCAGCAAAATTAAACTCTACATTAGCTGCTGTTGCTGATCTTATTAAACTTGAATCTTGAAATTTTAAAAAATATGTACCCTGCATAGCTGGAGCAATAAATTCATTTGAAGATCCAGTAATCGTTTCACTTATATCTGTTGCATCAGTAAAATTAGCACCTTGAGATATTGTTTTTGGATCATGTCTTAAAATACAAAATCCACCAAATAAAACATCAACTGCTAACGCTTTATCCCATGAAACTCTTACTTGTGTATTACTTAAAGCTTCTACTATTAGATTCGTTGGATTTTCTGGTGGTTCAGTTAAGCCAACAGTGTTAACAACTTTTTCAACAGGATAAGTACTCTTTTGACCTAAACCATTTATCGTAAAAACTTTAATATTATAAGTACCAGATCCAGCATTAACAACTTCAAACTCAGTCAACTGAGTTCTTACCACTATAGGATCTTCGTTGTCTTTTCTGTAAATCAAATGATAACCAGATGCACCTGTTACAGGTTCCCAATCTATAAATAATTTTGAGACTGGAAGATTTGTACCATTATCAACAGTTATTACCTCTCTGATCGAACCGTCTCTAATAGTTGGAGCTTCTAGTAGTTTTGTAACTACGTTTACTGTAGGTCTTGGAGTTAATGTCGCTCCTTCATTATCAATAACATTATATTTATTAGGATTATAATTTATAGCAGAAATTGTATATGTTTTACCTGTGTTTTCTTTAATATCAACAACTCTAAATGCAAGTACTTTTTGGGTTGCCTCTTCCAAAATGTATGGACTGTTTTCTACTGGAGCAGATGAAAATTGATCATTAGTCACAGATACTACATTACCTGTATATCCTGAAATGGTTTTTGTCTCAACCGTACCATTACTTAATATACAGCTTATTGTGGGGCTATTGGTAAGGCTTGGTAAAGTATTAGCAGAGGCATCATCAATAGTAACCGCACTTTGAGTTGCACTCTTGACAATACCTCCTCTTCTTGAGGCAGCTTTAACTCTATCTGCAATACCAATAATACTTCCTACAGTAACAACAGAACCAGCCGCTATATTTGTCTCAAATGTACAAGTTTCTGTTTGATCCTGTTGTGTTAACAAAAACCATCGACCAACTCTTCCCGCCTGACTTCTAGAAGTAACTCCAAAAGAATTTATATTTTTTGTTTGAACACCATATTTTGCTTGGGAAGCAGTATCTTCTACTGTCTCATAATCAACTTCTTGACTATCAAGATTTAAAAAAGATACATTGATTACATTGAATCTGGTTTTTGAAGACGTACCAGAATATACAAAAGCACCCTCAACAACATTTGCATTATTAAAAACATAATCAAAACTGACTGCAGTTGGATTATCTAGATCTTTTGGAGCGTCTTGTGCAATTTTAATTGTACCCTCTTCATAAAAAGGAATTGCGTTCATCACTGTGCAGATATCATTTATTGCTTGCATCGCACCACGTCTATTTTGAATGTTTACATTAATAGAGAAACGAGGTTCGAGATTATTGTTATCATCTTGAACTAGCTGGTTGCAATATTTACTTACTTTAAAAAAACTAAAAGGATCTAAGCTTGATTCGGGGATATCAGCACCATATTGTTCATCTGTATTCCTATCTGTTTGTTTAATTAACAAATCATATAAAACCCAAGCGGGGTCACTACACCACTCCTTAGCAGCTTTAAAAGTACCGTTAAAGTTACCACTATAAATTAACCTACCATTGGAATAATCAACAGTTGCATTATGTGGGATTTTTATTAGTTTTCCTCTGATCCTAAAATTTCTTAATGGAGCAGATGTAAACAATTCAGTTGAAAATCTTAAAGTCGAATATGCAATATGCGGATAATTATTTTGTTCTCGTATTATCTCCCTAACTTCAGATAATCTTGCTGTATTAAATGTATTTTGATCACCTTCATCATTTCCTCTCTCGACACTAACGACTACAGGAAAGAAAGAAGAAGAACTGCCTATAGTCTTATTAAAGCCAGTCGCAGTAGTGAAATTAATTCCAAAGTCAACATTGTATGCATTAAAACTTTTACCTTGTATGGGTTCACTAATAACTGTAGTTTGTGAACTATTATTAGGATTTATTTTTATAATTATTCTTACTTCTGTAGAGTTTCTATCACCGTTTTTTGGATTTAATTTAAAAAATTGGTCAAATTTTATTTTTACTTGTACAGCATCAACATTAGGATTTGTTATTGATACTGATCTGGATGTAGCACTTCCACCTTCAGGAAAAGTCAGTTCAGTAGTAGGACCTAACGGAACTAAAGCTGTTTGTTCATTTCTAGACAGCAAAATTTTATTGTTTACAGTTCCATCTTGAAAGTTAAAGGTTAATTTATCTTGATGATTTGTTACATCTGGTTTAACAGGATAGTTAAAGTCTTGTTCTGTAGGGGCTGTATTATTTGCTGCTGCTTGTAAAACTGCAATCTTATTTAAAAATAAGTCTTTTAAGAAAGCATTTCTATAAGCCGTTGAACTTTTATCTGTAATTCTTGCTTTACTTGCAGAAGCAGAACCTTCTATTTGTCCTTCACAAAGGCAATCAACTATTAAGCCAAAGTCAATAGACTTGAGTACACCTGATTCTAAGGATGCATCAGTAATTTCTCTGCGTTCAAAAGCCATTTGTTATATTAAGGAATGTCATCAAAATTGACAGATACATATTGAAAAGTGTCAACAGAACTACTTACTACTGTACTGCCAATTAATGTCTCTCCATAAACAATATTAATAGGCACACCCTGTTTCGTATTATTTAAAAGGCCAGAAAATACAAAACTTTGATCTCTAGGATCTTCTTGTTGACCAGCAGAAGGAGGAGGAGGAGCTAAAAGATTTGATACTCCTTGCAACAATAATCCTGATCCTAAACTTGTAAAAAAGGATGCTACTGCTGGAGCTAATGTAATCCCAAGAATAGAACCCTTAATACCTGCTAATAAACTAAGTCCTCCAAAAATAAATGGAAAAATATTTCCATGAACTACAGGTATTATCTTTACATCACTTTCTATTTCCATATCTAGCATATCTTCATCAATCTTTATACCGCCAACAAGAATACAATACTCCTGATCTTTTATATGCTCACCAACATTTTCATAATTTGCTATTAGAAAATTAAAAGCTTTACGTGGACTATTAGCTTCTATTTCAAAGCTAGATTTCCCTATGAATTTTCTTAATCTGCCATAAATTTTTAAATTAATCATTTATTTCAGATGGGTATAAAACAATAATAGATTCAGATTGGGGATCTACAAGATAAAAAGGTAAATCGTTAAATTTACAACTAAGTCTATCAGCATGGCTAAAAATAAGCTCTCCTTGAGGATGACTATGCACAATTCCTAAAACTTCTCCTTGATCTTCACCATCCGCATAATCAATAGGGTCTATAACAAAAGACTCAGTTTTATATGATTTAGAAATATTTTTACATTTCCAATATGTTTCTATTCCGTCAATATCTAAAATTAACCCACAAGATTCTTCAGCACCACATTCAATAGCGTGTTCAAATGCATCTTTAGACCAAATGTATTTATTCATTAGATAAACGTACCAACAGCAGGAAAAAGTTTTTTAGTTACTGTTCTTTGAGGTATTCTTTTGTTTTCTAAATCATTAGCACTCGTCAACTCAAATTGAACAACTTGTCTGTTTTCAAGAGCTTTTCTGTCAATAACAAATATTTCATCACGCAACCTGTCAGCAAGACCAGCTGATCCAACTGATGAATTAAATGGATTTACACCAGAAGTGAAATTTGTTGTATCTAAAGAAGAAGCTAAAGGCATTAATCTAGTAATTGTTGCTCCTAATAAGTCATTATTTGGTGTTGTTAAATTAATTATTTGTAAAAAATCTGACATGGTAATAATTGAACCAGAAGGAGTATAAGTTATTCCACCTAAGTTAGAAAAAGTCATTGTTGGTCTAGGAATCGTGCCACTGCTTCTTCTTTCAAAACCTTCGGCTTGTACAGCTACTCTTTGGTAAGAATTTTGTAAATATTTTATTTCACCAAAATTGTTAAGATTTGCTCCAGCGTGAAATCTATATACAGTCGGAAAATTTTGAGAATTTGGTGAAGGCACATGAACACCAACAGTTAGTTGTAATACAAATAGTTCAATAATAGAACTTGGGTTAATTTTATTTAGTTCTGAAAAAGGTATTGCCATTACGCTTCAAACACCTCACGAAATACACAAGTTAATTTAATTCTATTTAAGAATGGAATAGTTCTAGGAAAGGAATCACAAACAAACTT